GTGCTCCCAATTATTGAGGGGAGCTCGTCGGAGTTAACAACTTTCTCTTTTGTGATTTAAAGATAACGACTTCTGCATCGATCTTCCTCGAAAATCTCATTAATCTAGTATCCATTACTCCTTCACTCTCTGAGAACTCTGGGAATAAAGTCTGGACTGCATGCTGAAATTTAGGAGCGTGAGCATCCCACACTTCATCATCGTGCAAACTCAATTCATCCAAATACTCATTGATATTTGAATGTGTAATGGCTAAAGCATCATGCTTCTTAGTCCAAAGGGGTATCTCAACAACTGAATTGATATCAAGAGGTCCGACATAACGAGAGATTAACTTCTCCCACCTGAAAGTCCTCTTGAGAAATTGTACTTCAGATAATCTCTTCCAAGGCACAATAGCATCCTCTTTATTAGCAGAAGTATATGTGTATCCTATATTAGCCATAGCCTCTTGCACAATAATACCATTGAATTTATCTTTAAACTCATCGATAACCGCCATGATGACATCATCACCAGTGCAATATAACCTGACAATCTTATGAAAAACCAAAGTTGTTGGAAGTTGGCTATAAAAGGCATATCTATGAATCAACTGATTATTCATGCTGTTGAGAATCAAGGTAAAAGGGTTACCAGATGGTAAAGCTCCAAACCATTCATATACAATATTATTAAACAAGTGCCTAGAATTTACAAGCTCTAACCAAAGAATCCTTCTAATTTGATCATTACCATCAGCGTACCAAGCATTAACAATATCTAATACTGCAAAAGCAAATACAGTGAGTTGATCTCCATCATAATGAGAAAAATCTCCATCACAAACCAGAGGATCACTACTGGTACTTGTAGATCTCAGATTATGAGCAATCTGATCCCATTGCATAGAGAATGGATTAATTGCTGTAACCATACCATTTCTGATGCTATTCTGATGAACCCATTGCATGAAAGCTCCAAAATACATTCGGAAAACTCCTAAATATACAAACATAGCTCCGGAAAATAATCTAGATTGTCCATTAATGACTTTCTGTTTCTTTCTCCTTTCTATCTTTAAATTATCGGTATATATTAATAATTGTCTAACATTGTTTCTACAATCATCAATTAGTTTTCCAAATAGAGCTTCCACCTCTTTGAAATCTGGGTGACTCCTATCTCTAGGAGCATCCAGGGCAAATAATCTTTTCTTGAGATTAGACTTATCATATTTCATTGGGTATCCTGCACTAGTAGAAGATTTA